ATATGTATGTCTGGGGTGTGAGGTTTGTTGTGGACAGTGGGGGGGGGTTGGTTTTGGGGTTGTAGTCCCCTTGGTGCCCTCCCGAGCATTGAGGTTGCTCTGACCTTGTAGTCACTTTGTCCTGTGTGCTACTGCCCCTGCCCCTCTTGGGTTTTGTGCAGGGGGCGGTGGCCCCTCTGACGGGCGAGCCTGACGCTGGTTGGGCGCGAAGCATCTTTTTGGCTATGTGGGTGCCTGATGCTGTTGGGTATGGTATCATTTGTTGGCCCTCACCGTGGGGGTGTGGTTATATTTTTTAGAGATGGGATGTATCTGTGTCTGAGATTGTTGATGTGTCGGATAACAATGTTGGTGATGTGCCTTCTGAGGAGGAGCAGGTTGAGTTGGAGGAGGTTTTTAGGTTTTTGTCGGAGCGGGGTCAGTTGGAGTGGCAGTTGGCGTATCAGCAGGCTGTGATTGCGCGTCTTCGTGCCTGAGGAGGTTACTCGCAATGCGTCGAAGCGGCGGGGGCAGGAGCGCCGTGAGTTGTTTTTGGGTGCGTTGGGCGAGTTGGGTGAGGTCGGGGCTGCTTGTCGCGCTGTTGGGGTTACTAGGTCCGCTTATGAGAAGTGGCGTAATCGCATTCCGGGTTTCAAGGAGCGGGTTGATGCCGCTCGGTTGAAGGCTAGCGTTGATGGTGGTGAAAAGGGGTGGGATGGCAGTTTTGAGGGGTTCCGTCACAAATATTTCGGGCACTTCTCGCCTTGGTTCCATTTGAAGGCCATCGATGCGTATGAGAACACGCCACCCGGTAATGTAACTCTCATTTTGTGGCCTCCGGAGCATGGCAAAACTACTTTGGCTGAGGATTATTTCTGCTACAAGTTGGCCGTCGATCCCGAGTTCCGGATCACTGTCGGATCTGAGGGTCAGGACATGTCGCGGAAGATTTTGCATCGGGTGCGTTCGCGTATGGAGTCTCATGGGCCGTATCCGGCGTATGTGGCAAAGTATGGTCCGTTCACACCACAGAATGATAGTGGACGTAGGACGTTGCAGCCGTGGGGTGCGGACTATTTTAATATTTTTAAGAAGTCGCGGCATGATGAGCGTGATTATTCGATGGTGGGTTTGGGGTGGCGGTCGAAGATTGCGGGTACCCGTACTGATCATTTGCATATTGATGATATTCAGTCGCGGGTGTCGTTGAATTTGTCGGAGAACATGTTTGAGGTGTTTCGTCAGGATTGGTTGACTCGTCCGGGTGAGAATGGTGTGACGACTATTAATGGGACGCGGGTCGGGGAGGACGATTTTTATGAGCGGGTCATGTCGGAGATTGATCCAGATATTTTGCAGGTGATTCGTTTTCCGGCGATTGTTACGACGGAGTTGGGGGAGCCGGAGCCGTTGTGGCCTGAAATGTTTTCGTTGGAGAAGTTGGATCGTATCCGTCGTAAGGTTGGGGAGGATGCGTGGGCACGGAACTATATGCAGCAGCCGACGGCTTCTTCGTCTGCGACGTTTACGGATGATTCGTTGCAGAAGTGTTTGAATCCGTTGCGGTCGGTGAATCATCATCCTCCGGAGGGATGCACGATCTATATTGGTTTGGATCCTGCGTTGGGTTCAAACAATTGTGTGGTTGCTGCTACTCCGCATGAAGGCAAGTTGAAAGTTTTGTTTGTGCGGGAGGATGTGGGGTTGACTCGCAATGAACAAATTTTGGGAATTGTTGAGGACACGGTTTTGCGTTGTATGCAGAATGGTTCCACAGTGTCGGATGTTGTCATTGAGGCGATGGTGTTTCAGCGGGGTTTGTCTAGGGATGAGCGCCTGATTGAAATGACTGAACGATATGGGTTTAGAGTTAGGGAACATTTGACAGGTATGAACAAGTATGATGAGTCAATTGGTGTAGCATCTATGGCGTTGTCGTTTATGCGTGAAGAAATTGAGTTGCCGTATGCTGGCGATAATGCGACTCGTCATCAGACGGATGAGTTGATGCGTCAGTTGAAGGCATGGCGTCCCGGTAAGCGGGGTACGAGGTTGAGGCAGGATCAGGTTATGGCATTGTGGTTTATTTGGATTTTGTGGCGTCAGAGAAAACAATCTTTTGACGTAGATGCTTCACAATTCAACTTTAGTGCGCTACCTTGGGCTAAGTCTAGGTCTACTATCGGAGCGTATTAGTGTATACATTTGAAGAGATCGTTGGCATTATTCGAAAGCGGCAGGATTCGCAGTCGGTGCTGCTTACGAAGATGCGGGAGGTGCGAGACAGGTACAACGGTGATTATGTTATTCCGTTGCCTTCTATGGACGAAGAGCCTGTGTTGCCTCCGTTGACACCTATGTTGATTACGGAAAATATTGATGCGGTCGCGCAGCGTGCCGCGTCGGTTATGCCGTTCATTGGGTGTCCTGCGATCAACCCGGCGAAGGAGCGTGGCAAGGAGTCGCGTGAATGGGCAAATATTCGTCGCAAGGCTTTGGCTGCTACTTGGTACAGTTCGAAATACAAGGTGAAGTCTCGTCGCGCCTACCGGCATCTTGCTGGTTATGCGACTGCGTTGCTGATTGTGACACCAGACTTTGATAAGGGTATGCCACGTATCGATATACGTGACCCGTTGAGTGCGTTTCCGGAACCGCGCGCCTACGAAGACGTTGACCCGCCCCGTAATTGCGGATTTATTTACGGCAAGTCGGGTGACTGGCTGAGGGCGCATTATCCGGCGTCGCGGACAGAGAACGGTGGCCCTGTTGCCCGCGATTCGATTGCACGGCAGGATTTGTGGGATGTGGTGGAATGGGTTGATGAGGAACACATCGTTGTCGGCATTATGGGTATGCGCCACGACGGCTACTTTCAGGATTCACGCACCCATGCGGGGACGATAGAACTGTCGCGTGTTCCGAACCGGGCGAACATGTCGTGCATTGTGACACCGGGACGTATCACGTTGGAGAAGGTCGCGTCGTCTGTGTCGAACGTAGTCGGCATGGTTGACTTGATGGCGAAGTTGATGGCCCTTGACCTGCTGGCGCAGGAGAAGGCAATTTTCCCTGATCGTTACATCATTGGCCGTTCCGGTCAGGTACCGATGATTGTTGGTGGCGAATGGAAAGATGGGCGCGAAGGCGAGGTCAACATTTTGTTGGATGCCGAATCGATTGGTGAACTGCGTTCCACCCCGGATGGTTCCACCAGTCAGGCAATTGACAGGTTGGAACGAAACGCCCGTATCTCCACGGGTACGGTTCCGCAGATCGGCGGGGAGTCGTATGGTGCGTTACGCACGGGACGCGGTATCGATGCGTTGATGGGTGCAGCGTTGGATCCTCGTATTCAGGAGTTGCAGGAGATCATGGAGGCGCAGTTGCCTCACATCAACGAAGCGATCCTTGCAACCTACAAGGCGTATTGGGGTTCGAAAAACTATTCGATGTTCACTGGCTATGCTGGAGATTTCGGACAGGTTGAATTCACTCCGAATAAGCATTTCGAAACGTTGGACAATGTGGTGTCGCATTCGATACCGGGTGCCGATATTCAGGGGACGACGATTCAGTTGGGTCAGTTGTTGGGCATGAAGGGTATTTCGTTGCATACGTTCCGGACGAGGCATCCGTTCATTGATGATCCTGAGTTGGAGGGGCGTAGAATCGATGAGGAAGCGTTGGAGGAGGCAGTGATGGCAGGGATTCAGCAGCAGGCATTGTCGGGGCAGTTGCCTATTATCTATGTGGCAAAGATTGAGAAGTTCAGGAAGAAGGGTTTAGATATCTTTGAAGCGATTCAGGCGGCTGACGAAGAGATTCGTAAGGAACAGGCAGAGACAGCGCCACCGCCAGAAGAAGGGCAGGCTCTTGCCCCAGAGCAGGCGTTGGGTCTGGCTGCCGGTCCACAGGGCGCTGTGGCCCCCGGTGCGCCACCCGGCAACGAATTCTCGCCAGAGGCCGCACAGCAACTTGTCGGCGCGCTGAGAGCAGGCTAGTATGCCGAGGGTACGTAAGAATCTTTCGCCGCAGGCACCGGGTATGGAAGCCGGTGCCGGTTACGGCGAACAAGGAGAAAATCTGGCAGCGCAGAACCCCGCAACCGGGGGAATTCCCCTGCCAGATCGGTCTGCTCCACCGGGGGCTCCTCCCCCACCACCCCTCCCGGTGGAGCAGGCCACTTCCTTCACTCCCGGTGTCCCTGCGTTGACTGCCCCCGGTTCGGGCGGGTTTGAGATACCGCAGGTTAAGGAACGTGACCATGCGGCAGAATTGTTGAGTCGTTGGGCTGATGCGACAGGCGATCCGCATATGCGTCACGCGGCTGCTTTACTGAATAATGGTTGAGTCTCTATCTCCGGTTCTTTGGGGAGATACCGGCACTGAATTAGACGACCTGTATTACGGGCAACGGATGCAGGCTCTTCAGATGGCTGGCGCGTCCTTTGTCGATTCGGAATCTGTTGTCAATTTGGCTACATCGAATCTCAGCAATCAGGAAATGATGGATGCGTTCAACAAGGCGCATGGTACTGAGATGGTTGTGACGATGCGGGAACAGATGGAGGCGATGCCCGACAAGTATCAGCAGGGCGAATTTGCCCGTTTGCCTCAGATAACACAGGATTTGTTGACTGGTGCCGGGTACAAGATTCCGGAGGATGAGAAGCAACGCGGTTTGATGATGCGGATGGCTACGTGGGATTGGCCGCTTATCCCAGACGAATGGGTGGTTCGTGGCGCTGAACGCCTTGGTGGCGGTTTTCTTTCTGCCACAGCGGAAATAGGGTTGGCTCCTATACGGACGGTTGGTTGGGGGGTTGGCAAGGTTGCGGGTACGGCTTGGGAAGGGGTCGAAAAGTCGTGGCGGTGGGGTCAACATGCTGGACGGTCATATTTTGGGATGGTTGAACGGCATCCAGAAGACTGGAACGAGTTTTTAGATCCATCTAATTGGTACCAAACGTGGAATGAGACAACGCGCGACAATGATTCCTACACAACGGAGTCAGTCGTGGCAGCCATCGACCTGATCGGTGAAGAACGGGTTGAGTTGATGCGGCTATATCTCAGGGAGGGCAGGCTTGACGGCGTGTTCGAACGGGTCAAGGCACGGGGCGAAGCAGATGGACGTTCCGAAAACGAGATATTGGATGCGTTCAATGATTGGATGGTGTCGTTGGATCGTCCTGCTGAGAAGGAAGCAAGACAGTTATTGACAACTGGTAAACGGAACCTGTCAGCCCAAATGGTGCAGTTCTATAATCAAACCCCGGTGTTGCCTGATGTTCGGCCCGGAACAGCCCCAGCGGCAGTTATCGGTGGAGTTAGCGCATTTGCGGTAGAGGTTTTCTTTGATCCGTTGACTTGGGTCGGTTTCGGATGGAAGAATCTTGTCAAGTTGGCGCGTCCCGGCTATACAACGGTGACTACCGCTAATGATGTTGATATGTGGCGCAAATTGACTGATCTCGCTGACACGGTGGATGACCTTGCCGGATTCCGGCAGGGCATCAAGGAGGGCGTTATCCGGGTTGATGATGTCGATGTTCCGTTGCGTAACTGGGTTAAGGAGAACGGACAGAACTTTATTTCGAAATTGAATCTGGTTGCGTGGGGGCACGCGAAAGCGCAGAACAAGATGATCAACAACATCATTGATACGTTCCGCAAGATGGACGACTGGGATGAAATAGAAACAGTAGTCAAGGGTCAACTTGGGACTGGGGCAACGAAGCAGGCAATTTATGAAGAAACGCTGAAGCAACTTGGCATCAAGCGGCATCCATTGGTTGAATTGCTGCGTAAGCATCCGAACATGTCAGGCGCTATACCGTACATGCAGGACTGGCATACGATGCAGCGGGGCAAAATCATTGTCGAAGAAGCGGGGGCACCGGGTACATTCAGGGTTTTGGACACATTGACCGAAGATGCTGATCCGATCCAGACAGTATGGGAAGCAGTCCAAACACTGAGTCAAGCCGATGCACAAACTATCGGCCATGTTACGTCAACTCTGTCCAGCCGTGACGGCTATTGGAAGTTCTTGCTTGATTCGTTAGAGGGCAAGTTTGCACATATTGCGCTGGGTGGTGTCGATCCGTCGATTATGTATATGCCAAGAATCGGTGTATTTGGTTCTGCATGGGTCAAGGGTCGTGAGTTACTGAAACGACCCATCGACTTTCACAACATGGATGCAGCATCACAAGCCGACATCGGTCGCTTATTCACCAACTACTTGGCTGACAGGTTCACCAACGAGGCAGAACGCATTCTTCAAATGTTGCGAGTTGCAGTAAAGCAGGGAGATATCCACTTGGCTGACAATACGCTTAAC